CAAAATTGAGCGCCGTTTGTTTGTCTTTTTCAGCGTTAATTGCCTCTTCAATTCCTAAAGACTCTTGCATCTTTTCAATGCGGGACTCGAATAATCTAATTTCGTTTTCTCTTATGCCGGCAGCAAGCTCTACCTTGTTACTAAGGTCTTCAGCGTGCTTAAGTTCCTCTTTCATGAGGGCGTTGGATTTTTCCAGACTGGCAAGGCGCCTTTCAGCGGCGTCAGCGATTGCTTGTTGCTTTGCTAATTGTTCTTCTGGTGTAATATCGTCTGCCATTCTCTAGTCCTCTATGACTTAAACGGCCATATTAATCCCGTTGTTTTCTCAAAGTTTTTAATAGCCTTGTCCAACTTTATTTTAGATTTGTAAGTCCTGGGATCATCCAGCCCAAATTTCTTGGCTGCGACCATAAATTGTTTTTCGTTTCCTAGGGCTCTGGCATAAGAAGCTATTTCTGATTTTGTGCCTCGAACTTGAAAGTTCGGCAGGGGTCCTGCGCTTATGTTATACGTTCCAAACATCTTTCCCATAATCATTTTGGTCACTCCACCAAACATCCTCAACCAACTTTCGGTTAAGAGATCATTTTTTGCTGCTCCCAAATCAATGATTTGTTCAGAAAGCTCATCTTCATGAAGATTTTCCACTATAAATTCCTCCAGGCACAATTATCTCTTATAAATAGTCTCATAATTTAAAAAAAAAGACTACTTTCGTAGTCTTATACTTATCTTTTCGTGCGAGAGTTTGAAGTGGCTTTTTTCATTTCCTCGCTTTCCTTCTTAAGTTGATCTGCTAATCTAGTAACAAACCACCTTCTCAATCCAACTGGCAGACTGTATGCCTCGATGAAACTCCATCCGCCATAATATTTTAAAAAGAAGAACTCTTCATAAACGCTCTTCATATAGTCATCACTTAGGCCAAAAAAACTCCGCGGTCAGCGGAACCTCCATTTCCGTTTCTGTAAGGCACTCCTCGCAGAAAAACTTCTGTGTTAGATCAACATTCGGAACTGATTTACCATAAGTCTTCCTTAAATGTCTTGAGTCTGTGGCGGGCATATTATCAACAAACTTAGAAATTGTATTTCTATCTGTGTGCCCATTGACAGATTCGATAAACATTTTGAACTGTGAGGTGAGATTATGCTCGCCAAGCCCATGTTTGCTTTTTGTTTGCTGCATTTTTACTAGTGCAGTCTCGTCTCTGCCTGTCAACATCTTAGCCTCAACGACGACATTAGATTTTGGCAAAGTAATAAGTAAAGTGCCATTATCTGTTAATTCTGCACCATGAGATGCGCAGTTGTCTGGTCCATTAATTTCTGCTATTGCTAAATTAAACTCATGTCGAGATGAGTTTGCACAGACTGGACATGTCACGGTTGTCTCATATTCTGAACCGTATCCCGTTTGCCTAGTCGCAATAATAATTGCATTTTTGTCTCCGACCAATAGCTGGTCTGGCTTGATTGTCTTGTCCGTCATGACGTTTTCTAACAAGCGATCAATTGCTAATCCCTTCTTCAAAAGAGATTTCGATGTTAAAATGTCCTCGTCTTTCGCCGTCATATGGCGGATTTCAACAGTTTCTTTATTGTGCAACGAATGACCTTCTGGGTAAAATTTTCCTTGAGAAGGCAGTTCCACAAACTCAGTTGGCGTTGCGAAATCAAGCGTTCCTGGAGTTGTTTCTGTTGCGTCGATTGGGGGAGCATCAGCGGCTGACTGGTTTGTTCCAATTCGATCTTCGTTATTTCGTGTAGACACTTATCACCTCATAATTTATGTGTACTATAAGTATATAGGTATTTTTTATAAATGTTAAGGAAAAAGTTTATGGCTAGAACGTGCCGCCTTGGTGTGCAGACATATAGGCAAAGTCATATCGAATAGTGATTGAAATCTCTACCATATCTTCGGAACCATAATCAAGAGATCCAAACTCTACGTTTTTGATCCAAGCATTTTCGAGAGTCCACTCTTCAATGACATCTGACTCGCCTCTTCCAATTTGTTTTATATACACAGTACCAAGAGCATCGCATGCATCACTCTTAGTTACAACATCTGCCGTGGCCTCCTCTCGGCTCCATGGAAGATTGTATCCGGATTGGCCCAGGATGGTCTCTAACGTCGCTGATGCGTCTGGAGAGGCTGGATCAACCATTGTAACTGTAATTTCACTCCAGGTCACTCGGCCGGGGTAATAATATGTGTGATTAAGAAATTGATGCTCAGTTTCTGATACCTCAAAACTTGGTTTATCGGTTGTTTTGATAATATAATCAATTCCCCACTTAGAGAAGTTCATTAAGTATTTAAAACTTCTTTTTGGTTCTAATGTCCTGTCGTTCCAGAATGTTGCCATTTTTTAATTTGTCTCCTTGCTACTATTTTAAATAGTGTCTATAAAAAATTACCTTTGAATTAATCTTCAAATGCCGCTCCGTCATTCGTAATTACGAAATCAAGTGCGATGAACTCAACCGCTTTTGCGGGCTTGAGCATGATCTTTGCATACATGATATTTCTATCAATAAGATCTGGGGTTGTTGTCGACTCATCAAGAACAACTCGGAAATCAGACAGGCCCAATCGAGTCCTGATTGATTTCAAGAATGGTTCTGCTTGTCCTCTAAATCTCTCCCATGTAGTGCGTACATTTTGATCGAATAAGAGTGTTGCTGCCATTCTAGAAATTTCTTTCTTTACGTGGATCATCAATCGACGAACATTGATTCTATCAAGAGCAGAATCAGTTGCTTGAAGCGTCTTTTGGCCGAAGATAACAATGCCCTCAGATGGGAATGTCGCAATCGGGTTAATATCAGCCTCATAAAGCTTGTCTCTTTCGTCAGAAGTGAGTCTCTGGCGTACGCCTACAACTGGGATACCTGCGGCGCCATCTGTGAGGCCTCCGCGAGTAAAGCCCGCAGGAGCAAACCAGAGTTCGCTCTTGTTCTCCGAACTGGCCATTGTGCCAAGGGCAGCAACGGAAGGTGGCATCCAGAGCGTTCTGTTAGAGATAGTATCTCTTGCCTGAACCCATGGATAGAAAGCGCAACCATAGCTGGAATTGAGGCCTCTTGATAACATCGAAGTAACTGCAGCATCTACGGTACCAACATTTGATTGGTCTCCATTTGTATTCTCTACATTTGTACTGAAGTCGTTCTCGATATCAATGATAGCAAGAGCGTCTCCGCGGCCTTCGCAAGTATTGATTAAATGCTCTGTGATCTGAGGCTTGGAGATACCAGGAACAGTTGCGATATTAAAGTCTACAACCTCTGGGTCCGAACATGCGTCGATACCGCGCTTGACTGTATAGTAAGCATACTCGGCTAACTCATTTGTTCCCATTCTGGTGTTATTCAAAGGATCTCTCTCTGTGATATCCCAACCATCATGGCCACCGGCAAGCACTGTTGTGAATCGGTTAAAGCCTTGATCAAGAACTTCCTTCCAACTCGAAGAGAGCGCGGTTAATGAAGTTCCTGCATCTCTAGATCCAGAAACCCACTGGGCTCCTCCTGTTGCACTGTAGGATTTCAAGTCATCTAAGCTGAACATCCAGGAATACTCAGTGTTGTCTCCTGGTGTAAATTGTTGTGCAGAAAGATGAGATGGGAGTGGACGCAAAACATCCATATTACTCTTATCAAACTTAATGCTTCCTGACTTTGTTGTATCTGCTCCAAAATATGCCTTCTTTGGGTTTGAGATTGGAGGAGATTGTGTATTTTTTCTAAGAGGAATCGATGGCATTATAATAGAACCACTGAACTTCTGGTCATCACCTAAGTATAACAATTGGGCCGATGCTACACCGCGAACCAGCGCAGCTTCTGCCAGGGTACCAACAAAATAATTACTAGCTTCTAGAATATATCCATTTGTCAGAGCGCTCGTGTCGGAGCGCTTACCTGCTCCATTTTTGTGGTCGACAACCGAAAGGGCGTAGCCGGCTGCGTTCCCGGCGGAACCGGAAAAGAGACTAAGAGATTTAAGTCTTACCGGGCCGTAAACACCAAATGGAAGATACTCGGCGTTTGTTGCACCGGCATCGACGTCAGCGTTCATTTCTATGCGAACATGCTTAGAGTTATTTGAATAGTTTCCATATTCCTTGTGTCTTTTTTCGGCGTCATCCCAGGTTACGTATTTATCACCAATTTTTTTAGCGACATAATCCGGGGAGTTCGGGTTCAAATTACAGGAACTAAATTGTTCAATAACTTGCTCACGATTATCATTGTCAGATAGTCTACGAAGTACGACAGTAAACTTTCCATATGGATCATCGAGGCTTGTTGCCGCCTTAATGTCCTTAATCGATACTTTAATATTTTTGCTTGTCCACTCTCCTCCGTCTAAAGCGACGAAGCGGAACAATTGCTGAGTGTGTGACTCGATATTGAAGCCGCCGGTTGGGGCGCCACCAGTAGTGTTTCTTAAATCTTGAGAAAAGAAGAATCCAGTCTGTGCAGCTTTCATGCCCTGCTGTTGGAGACCACCGTGGTTTGTCGCATCAGTACCAAGAGCAACAATTGCTCCCCAGGAGGCGCCGGATGTTTTGGCGTTGGTATGGTTTGTTTCAATATGTTCAACAATAGCTCTATCGAACGTCTCACCAAGGAAATAATTTTCTTGCTGTGCAGTATTTGTTATTGCAGTGTTCGTCAAGGTTGGATTTGTATTAAACACCTTTCTGATGTATTTTTGAGATGTTGGACTAAGGTTGAAATTAACAATTTTATCGCCTGTCGAAGTACCATCACTAATGTTTGCCTTAAACTCATAATTGGCTCCCTGCGATTGTATTAAAACGCCTGAACCAGACATTGTTTCTCTACTCGCTCCATGGCTAGCCTTTCGAGTTGTACCGGAAAGATGAATAAATCCGGAATTCAAATACCAAATAGCAGCCAAAGTACCTGTGTTTGGGGTGTCTAAAGCAGAACTAGATCCAAAAAGAACTAGTCCATATGCTCCACCAGAAGTAACCGGGGCGTCTGCTGGCGGGTTTGTTGTTTTCCAGCCGGCTGCTCCGTTTGTCTCAGCATCAGTATGCTGATTTCCTAACAATCGAACCACATTAATTGGGCCAGAGTTCTTGAGCCAAGCCTGAGCGGCAAATGGGGCATATGTGGGAGAAAGTTTATTTCCGTTTCTCCATACATCGTCTCCATCTCCGCCTGGAATTGGATTTCCGAACACTTCCACGAATTCAGAAAAAGACTGAACTCTCACCGGTCTCATGGCCGGGCCTCTCTCGGTACGCCCAATTACCAATGGGCCGATGGCCTCTGGTCTTTTTGGAACTTGCGAATTATCGATCTCGTCGATGAAGACTCCCGGGGATACAAACTTAAACTTATCAACTGACATGTTAACATTACTCCTATAACTGCGAAATTTGAATGATTTCTTAAATAAATAGTATATTGCTTACCGAAAAGCAATCATTAATCACGATAAAATCCTTTTTTATCGATGTGACTTGGAATGTCTCCAAATATTACGCGCTCTCTGGGGATTTTAACTTCAACAGCGTTCTCTTTTTTTGTTATCTTTGGGTTCTTTTGATTGTCTTCTTCCCCCATCAAATAACCCAACACTCTCAACTCTATATCCGTAACATATGTTCTTTCAGCCTCATCCATTGAAGCCAAATTATTATTTAGGTTATAGTCCTCTCCAATGAACATCTCGTAATGATGTTCATTTCTTCGAAGGGCTATTATATTAAGACCATATGGCCGAGTTATAAACGGTGCTAACAACTTATTCATTTGTTCTTGGTATTCTGTTCGAATACTAAACTTATATACTAAGTCGATATAAACTGGAAGGGGCGCTGTAACTGTTTCATAGACTATCTTTTTGTTATCTGATTTAGATGGGAAATTGATCTGTCCATGGCCAGAACCTTGTTGTGCGCCGGTTTTTTTCTTACTGTCGGCATTTAAAAAATTCGCTGTTTTGTCTTGCTTTATGGTTCTAGAAATTATGAGACCTTCTTGGCCAACATTTCCCCAGTAGGTACCTTTTCTATCAAGATTTTTTGCAATAGAAACCCTTTCTAAGGTCGAGATTGGTAAAATAAGAACTCCTTGGTCGTCTCTCAGATCTTTATTGTTCTTTATTTGATTCGCTCGTTCGGCGCCTACCCAGACGACGGGAACTTTCTTGAACCCCTCGTTCGTGCTGGAAAACAAATCAAAGCTCTTGTTTATATATTCAAATACTGCAAGGTCTATATTTTCGATTGTCGAAGGTTGTATTTCAAAGAAGTCTTCTGCCATTTTTAATTACCGTCAAATAATCCCTTTCTTGCTCTAATGCATTTAGCTGAGATTTCTACACTGTGGTCAACTTGACCAAAGAGTTTTTTTGGTTCAGCGAGCGTCACTATCTCATAATAAATATCACCATATAAAACAAAATCTCCAACTCTGACAAAAAGATTTTGGTCTTCTGTCAATCTTCTTTTGTGAAAATGTACCATAATTGATGCGTCTCTATCAACTCCTATATTCTCGGAATATGAAGTTGTATATTCTTCCCACTCAACAAGAGCATATACACGTATTGGAGGAAGAAACGTTTTTTCCACAGCTTCGCCATATAATTCATGATATTTCGTCAAGTTGTTATCAATGGGATAATACGCAACCTGCTGGCCAATAACTCTTTCAATAAGTTCATCATTAACCTGTTTAACTAAATCTCGCTCAGGTTTTCCTGTAAATAAGGGGGGCGGCGGATTTTCTGGTTGTGTCCATTTTCCCATCTTTCATTATCCTTGGAATATTGGCAAAGGAAGTTTTTCCTGCATCTTGAGAACGTTGTCAATCGTGTTCGAGTCTGTCTCGACTAGTTTGTTGTATGTCATCTCGTCGAGGACCGTCTTAAGTTCCTCTCTAAGCTTGTCTTGCTCCTCTTTGGACTCGGATATCAGGGCGCTGCCGTTTAGGGTCACTGCATCGCCTGGAATTGGCACTGTTGCAAATTTGCTTCGAATCTGTCCTAGCATTTCTTTTGCTATAGAAAGGGCAAATCTTCGGATCCATTGTTTTCCTATTGAATTGATTGTATCATATCCAATATTGGCGAATGGAATATTGTTCATATTATTTACGCCGCCGACATTATGTGTCCTGTTCGAATCCTCTTCCCATGGTTCTTTTTCATTCGGAATAATGAATTCAATCCACATCTTTTTTGGGCCGGCAGAATTAGCAACTGGGAATATCCTTAATTTGTTATTCTTAATCTCATAAGAATAATGAGAATTTCTTGTATATATCGCATCTTCAAACATTAACGCCTGTTGTTTATTCTGCCACACAGGTACTATTTGAAATTGAGAATCGTCGGCCCATTGACCATAATTTTGCATATTCCCAACTGTATTTAAGCCTCCGTAGTATCCATAAAATCTCCACATTGCCGCTGGCGTTTTATAATATACCTTTCGGATTAAAATTCTGTTGTTTCCAACCTTATTATAAAATTCCAATGTACTGTCTGATCCGGCCTGGCTTGAGATAATAGATTGTAAATCGTAATCCTGCACTGAGGCTGATGTATTAAAAGAGGCAGAATATACATTTTCAAATCCATTTAAATTGACTTCATTTGATATCGCGTGCCCGACTTTCCTAGCGTATGAAAACTGAAACTGGGGATAACTCGATTCAACTGCCTTTCCGGACAAAGGATCTGAGCTTTGGATTTGACCATCTTGGTCAAAACTTCCGGTTGTGCTCCCCAATAAATCCGAAAGAACATTTTTTGATTGATGAATGTTTACAAGATAGGAATATTCTAAAACCGCCTCTTCATATGCCGCGTATACGTTCCCTTCTTTTAGTTCAATGTCTAGAACATCTCCACCTAGTTTTTTATATGTATAAGCAACCTGATCGGAGGCTCCCGACAAAAAATTAGCGTTGCTTGCATAAATTCCAAAAGCTAACTCTGCAGAAACACTGGAGACTGTCCCTGTTGCTGGTAGTCTACTAACGCTAGTTGTGCTTGCGGGGGTTAAGGTGGGGCTGGCCATTCATTCATTTCTCCTCTTGAATAAGTAGTTTAACGGATAATAAAAAGCCCTCCAAGAAGAAAACTTCAAGGAGGGCTATGCTCTTTGAGAAGCGATTTATTTGTTATTAACCGAGAAGGTCAGCAACAACAACAAGACCATACATATCAGGTCTAACCATCTTCTTGGCGTAGCGGGTCATGACCCCCTTACGAGGTACAAAGTCCTCTACACCGAAAATGGTCGGAGTGATTTGCAGCGGCACATAAGGTGCATACACATATCCACTCTCAAGGAAGGAACCTCCCTTGCGACCAACAAGTACAACTTGTCTTGGGAAGTAAGGATCAACATATACATCCCACTTCTTGCTAAGAGATCCTGTTTTAACAGCACCAACAGTGCCGCGATCAGAATCACCAGTTACATCAGCACGGAAGCCAGATGTAAACTCAAGAATGTTCGCAACCTCTGGGGAACAAACAATAAAGTTTGCTCCGCCTCGGAGCGTCTTGCGGTGAATTTGAGCGGAGACATCGTTAATGGTCTCACACAGGGTCTCATACCATTCGGAAACGGTACCAGTGAAATCGGGGGGCCCGAGAGCGTTAGTACCACCTTGAGACTCAAGAGGCTCACCTGTAGTACGAGCTACGAACTTACCTGGGCGACGGGACCAGTAATATGTACCAGCCTTCGAGCCCTTAATGAGATCTTCGAGGATCTCGCGGTCGATTTCGAGAGCGATCTGCTCCGAAAGAATACCAGTAAGCTCAACCTCTGCATCAAGATTATGATAAGCATTGAGGTCTTGTCCAAGCTCTGGGGTCCACTTAGCCTTCAGCTTCTTGGTTACGGCTGTAACCGATACGCTGTCGACCTTAATGTCGATCTCTGGAATATTTGCAGTATTCTCAAGATTCCAACTATTTTGACCAACAACAGAACCAAGCGCATTTGCCGCGCCGGCTGCTGGTGTGCCACCAAAGTCATCAGCCAATGGAAGTGCGAGGTCGATTTGTGCAAATCGTGCCGCGGCGCCTTGTGTGGCCTGGGCAATAGTACCGGTAGTCTCTACAACCATAATAACATGGTTTCGAGCAGAACCAGAGAATCTTGTCAAACGACGAACAAGTCGGTGACCAGAGAGTGCATCATCAGCGGAAGCTCCTGGAAGAAGCGAAATACCAACAAGGTTGTCTAAGTTCGCGCTTGTTCCAGTAGTATCCTCATTAAGATTGCTTACTGCAACCTGGAATACAAGAACACCAGAACCAGAAAGATCTGGGTCAAAGTTAACGGCCTTGGAAAGCTCTTGGATGCTTCGCTGCGTAGTGGACACGGCTCCGGCACCCACTGTAGTGCTGAAAGCAGCGCTAGCACCAACAGTACCGGAACCAATGAGAACCATTGGTACGTCGACTGCGGAACCAGTTGGGGATGAATAACCGTTGTTAAGAGCATAGAAGCTCTCCTCGGCATTGTCGCCAGTGAGGTCAACACCACCGGTCAAAGCTTGACCGACAACGCCACCACCATAAAGTGAATCCGCGGCTTCTGCACCAAGCTTGGCGCCTGTGTGCTGGAAGTCGAGGAAGAAGATGAGTCCCGAAGGGAGGCTCATCGGTTGAACAGATACGAGGTCATTAGCAATGAGACCACCGAAAACACGGCGAACGATTGGGAATGCTACGGCAGCAAAACCCTCAACGTCACCTTGAGCCATTGTAGAAGCTTCGCGAAGAAGCTCCTTGGCCTGGTTTTCAAGAAGAGATGCCATGCTAGCGCGAGTACGATCAGAACCAAGGCCTTCTAATAGACCGGTCTTCTCCCACTTACTCATCAAGGCAGCACCCTCTTTTTGGAGATCTCTGTTAACAATGCCCTCTGTTAATTTATCAAGTA